AGGAAGCGGTATTCGGCCCGGACAAATGTATGGCGACAATTGTAGTGACAAAGGAAGCTGTCTACACGTCCCGGAGTCCCACCGTCATCGGCGTACTTTTTGGCCTTCTCCATGAGAATTTCCTTCAACACGCTCATTTTGACGTGGCCACCACGACTCTCGATCTCCTGTTTCGTCTCCGTGCATAGCTTCGTGGTATGGCTATCATCGGGGCCAGTCCAATACACGTCCGGATCTGCCTCATTCGCCTTGTATGCCATTTCTCTGGCTTTGTTGAGTACTGCACCGACTTCTGTCCGAACGATAGTCACCGACTGTTTGCGTTCCAGTCCTTCGAACTTATCGATCAACCGCTTCGAGATACTATCGATAGACCACCCATCGGATTCGGTGAGTGAGTCCGTGATGATCTTTTGAACTTCGAGACCGGCGAGATGGGGGATTCCGCTGTAATCGTAGTACATCACGCCCGACTGTGAAGCGGCTTGCTTGACGTAGGAGCGGACGAATTGAGGGACGTTATCACCGAGTCGCCACATGTTCGGTGCTTTTTCAATATCCTCAATATCCTTCCAGATCTGCTTTTCGACTGCTTCCATGAGCAGATCATCGACCTTCTCAAAATTCTCGGCTACCTTCTGCATCGTCCCTTCTCGGATTTCGGTAGGTGTCTGAAGATCTGCAACTTTGACGAATCCCTTTCGTCGTTCGTTCTCTGCGAGATCCTTCGAGACATGATCTGGATATGGATTCATCTCGAATAGTGAGTCCGATGGGTTCGATTTGTGGTAATCTGCTATTTCCTGTTTATTCTCGTTTGATGGATTGAAGACTTTGGTGTAGGTTTCGAGGATATCGGGATGCTTCTCGTAAAGCGTTTCAACAGTCTGTTTACTCCCGAAGGTCCGTTGTAGGGTTTCGTTTGTTGCAGCTAACAGTTCGTGTGCGTTGATTGCTGCATAGTTGTCCCGAATGGTGTATTCGTCGGCTTCTTCGCTATTCTCCTGAATGCGACTCCACCCGTCGTTAATCGCATCCATCAACTCCCGAACTTCGGTAGGCGGCTGTTTCCCTTCGACTTGTGTAAGGTGGAATCGTTCATCGTTGGGATTCGCCTCAATGAACGTATCTTTCTCGGAGTCGTACTGCATCATGCTCCGACGAATAGCTTCTCTGTCAACACTGTACCCGTATGCGTCGGCTACCATATGAGCATACTCGTGGTTGACGGTTCCTCGTCTCGCGCCCGTACCGAGATTGAGCGCGGGCCTCTCTTGTGACGTACCCGCCGTCAGTACAATGTGAGAGCGTCCGGGCATTGATTCTATTGCCTTAATGTGGTCCAATACCGTTTTGGACACTTCTTCGCTTACAGTTGAATCTGCGGCGTTCTGTAGGTAGCCACGAATCCATTCTTCCTTTCGCTCATTATCAGCACGGAACGGTAGCCAGTCGATGATCTCCTGTGTCGTTGACTCGGCGGGGTTCGGTCGATCTCCGATTGGATCTCCTACACCTTCGATAACACCCGTATCACGGATATCATGAACTTCGCCGTCATCAAGAGAGACGGATATCAGTGTGTAGTCGTCTCCAATGTAGATCGTATCGGAGAGTGTGGCTGTTCGATAGCCACCGAGATCTTCGTCGTTGATCAAGATCTTCTGCCCTGATTCGAGATCGTTGAAATCTTCAGGTGGATCATTCCACTCATCGGGGTCTATCGACTCTTCTTCTTCGGGTTCCGGTTCGGGTTCGGGGTCCGGTTCCTCTTCTTCAGGGCCTTCTCGAATCCCATCGATTGCGCTGGTATCGAATCCTTCGAACATCCCACCATCCGTCGTGTATCCGGGTTCGTCTCCGGTGAGATCTTCTTCGACAGTAACGAGCGGTTCATCCCCACTCATATACACGCTCGCATTGTAGATCTCGCCGTCTACGAGGATCTGTTTACCGTCAAAATCACCGTATCCCATATCATCGGTTACAGTGCCCCACTCACTTTCACCATCATCGGAATCGTCGTCAGTTGATTCGTTAGAATCAGGTGTCCAATAAGTACCCCCACGTTCACCAGTTTGAGCTTCGTAACCCTCTGGTATTTCGTCAACCGAGTCAACGTATCGTCGTTCCTTTTCTACGTTATGTTTGGCAGCTTTTGATTCAGTGTGGATAGGAGAAGTCGAACCGCTATCATCGGAATCCCCACCAGTGTCGTTACCAGCATCGGAATCGATGATAGGGGTATCTTGCTTTTGTTGCATGTTTCCGCCCGGTTGTGAGCCATTTTCCAGAGTCGGATCAAGGTCGTTGGTGGGTGCTTCCTCGCCCTTGTTGTAAGTGTTCCGAAAAATTGAACTGACACCTTCAAGAATGGATTCTTTTTCCGAAGAAGCGTCACTCGAATCGTTCATTATAACCTACTGAACCTGTCCAACAATAATTGCTTGCTCTTTTTTCTGCGCCGGACTCGGTTCTTCGTATACCGAGAACGTAGCAGGGCCAGTTGAGACAGCGATTTTTGTCCCCTGTGTCTCGGTGTCAGTTTTGTTCGAAACAGTTCCACGAACAGGACCACACCGTGGTACATCCAGAATGATCTGGTTGCCGACTTCGAGTTTGTCGATGCTGGTTTTGCCGAGTTGAGACAGGATCTCACTCGAAAGCGACCCTTCTTCCGAGATACAGCCGACGTATTTCTCGGAGTAATCATCGTTGTACGGAGTGATATCGTACTCGTTGGCCCCTGTATCGACTTTCACGTGAAGCGTCCCGGTCCATGCGTCTTCTTTGCCAGTGACTTCCCCAATCTTCCCACCGTGAAGTGGGGTATCGATCAGGACCACGTCGCCGGACTTGAGATCGTTGAAGCTCTTTTCTTGATCGAAGCGGTGTGAGAGATCGAAGTTCTTCAGTTCGAATGCCTTAGCCGTCTCGCCGTCTTCATCTTCGTCTTCTCGGTTCTCACGTGCCTCATGGAAGACGTTGCCAGTGCCATCCTCGTTCTCACTGTCGCCCTCGTTTTCGGCGTTCTCGCGGGCTTCGTGGTACACATCACCGGTCCCGCCTTCGTTGTTCTCACCATCCCCAACGGATTCTGGATAGTGTTCAGCGGCTTCATCAGCAACGTTTTGAGACCCACCCTCTTCGTCGTCCGACTTCGACAGATCGATAACCTGTGGTTTTTTATCAGTCATTGTTTATATGTCACCTTCTTCATCCCGTGTCTTTTCACTTTTGTCTTCTCCACTGATATTTGTCTTCTCCACTAATATTTCCGAGTGGGGATGCTACCAGTTGCGGGCCGTTGAAATGATCCAAAATGTACTCTTCGTCATCCAGATCGATACCTCTGAATATGTTATCGATGTACGGGGCTTCTGAATTCACCTCACCGTTTCGAATGACAGCGATTAGCTCGTACTCCATACCTTCCAGTTCGTATAGACAAATGATCATTCTCCACCCCCACGGAGGAATTTGATGTTCCCCTGTATCCGCTCGCGCTGTTCTTCGTATGGTATCTTGCTGAGTATCGATTCGATTTCTTCGTCGCTCATATTTTGTGCTTTCTGGTATGCTCTCTGCTTGACAGTCGCCCCCAACTTCGCTTTATCAGTGTATCCTTCGGCGTCTTCGTCGGCTTCGATATCCATTTCTCGAAGCGTGTGGATCATCCCCTGAATGACTCTGTTCTCACCTCTACCAGTGAGATCTGTTGTGGAGTCATCGAAATCGAATACATGGGGTTTCCCCTCCGAATCGACAATCAAGTTGTCGCCGTGCATATCGGATTCGCCTATCAGTACCAGTGTACTCATGAGATCCAGTGCTTCCTCTCTGTCGATCTTTTCGATCAACTCATCGTCTGCTTTGTAGAGATTCGTTCCTTCGACGCCGACACTGCCCATCCATTCACCCTCGTTGTAGTAGTGTTCAGGGACGTTCTCGCTGTTCAGTTCGGACAGTATGGTGTAAGCTGTCATGGCGTTTTCTGCATCTTCAACCGGGGATGTTTCATCCCGTGACCCACTGTCCCCGACTGCTCGGATAAACGCTTTACTACCATCGAACTGAGCGATTGCCATTGAATCAGCCGCTTTCCCGCCTCTGATACCCATATCTTCGAACGTTTTCAGTTCGTTTGCCAAACTCGGATTCAGGTAATCCGGTGCGTTATCATCGATCTCGAATGGGGTCTCCAATCGATTTTGCTCGGTTTCGTAGTACAGTCCGCCCTGTGGTCCCTCTTCAACCGAAACGCCATCAGGGGCTTCATCAGGGCTTTGTACGTACCGTCTCTTTTTGTGCAGGAGATCGAAGATCTGCTTTCCAACAGTATCCTCTGATTCCTCTTCATATCTCCAACGAGGGTCTGTATCTTCGAGTTTGATTCGCTCTGTCATTGTTGGAACCTCCGTGCTTGCTCGCCAACTTCTTCGATGTTCCATGATCCGTCATCAAGCGTTTCCGGAGTATGGATATTATCGGGAGATATCGTCTCCACCGATTCCTTTTGAACCACCAGTTCGTTCTCGTTTGCATCTAAGAAGCCTGTGTGAGATGAAGCCCACACATCTTCAACAGGTATTTCCTGTTCAACGACAACTCCACCGGGGTTTTGAGCATACGATTTAGCGTAGGTCAGTTCAGTCGTGTAGGATTCGACCGCCCGGCGTTCCCATTCGATCTCTTCACCCGCTTCGGCGGCTTCGATCAGGGAGTGACCTGCATCCCCGTAGACACCACGGTAGACAGTGATACTATCGCCGTGGATCTCTCGAAGTGTATCCTCGGTGTGTTGCTTGTACGCTCTCACCGCGTCCATTTGAGCATCGGAAACCTCGGTCTCGGTGACTTGCTCTTCGTCTTTCAGGAGATTCGTGTTCCCGGTTTCCGCCATGACAGTTTTCCATAGCGGGGCCATATCCTCCGAGAAGAAATCAAGCGGCCACGTCTCCATGGCCTGTTTCGCCAGTTGACCGGTTTCTTCGTCAACCGATTCCATGAACTTCTGTTGGGCTTTGTCGGGGAAATCGAAGTCATCGTCCCAACTGTAGGTCATCTTGACTGGATTCTCGTAGCCATCGATCTGCTTTGAGACAGCTTGCTCAACATCTCCGAGTACCCGATTAATGTATCGCCCGCTTTTCTCATCGGCAATTCTGTCGCCCAACTCTGCGAGATCGACCCCTTCAACAATCCCACGGGAGATGACTTCTCCAACTTCATCCAGACTCCCCAATCCGATCTCCGAGATCAGGTCATCAGCAGAAGGCGACTCACGGCTGTCGTCGTCGCTCTCCGATGGTTTTTGGCTTTCTTCGTAGTAGTACCCTCCTTGTGGCCCCTCTTGCACAGTGGCCCATTCAGGAGCTTCAGACGGATCATTGACGTAGTTGGGATTCTTCGCTATCTTCCCAATGGAGATCTTCTGTGGTTCCGTCCTACTGTCGCCAGTACCCGTATCGTAGTAGAGACCACCCTGTGGGCCTTCCTCAACATCCACACCTTCGGGGGCTTCGTCGGAGGAGGTAACATAGCGGCGTCCCTTCTCGGTTCGCTCATCACGTGATTCGACAAGCCAATCTGCATCTGAACGGATATCTATCACGTCACGCCCGCTCGTATCGTCGCCCACTGTATCATTTTTATCCAACATAACTTCGAGTTGCTTTGGAATCGAATCGAAGAGATCGGGATTCTCCTGATACACGTCGGATGCTTCCAGCTTACGCCGGAGTGCTTTGGCGGCTTCAGGTTTGTCCCGGTGTCGGATGTGAGTAATGAAACTGTGCAACGCCGTCGTCTTTGTCCCACTGTCTTCATCCTCAATGTCTCGTAGGTGTGCCGCTACGGGGTCTTCCATCAATTCTCTGAATGTAACATTAGTTTTTGATACGTATAAGTCACCCGGATCTACGGACATATCCCATCCAGCGACGTTGGTCTCACCTTCACTGTAGTCAGTCATGGCCCGAACGTCGCCTTCCATATCAAGCAGTGCTTCGGGAGTCGATAGCACATCACCGACTTCGAACTGCTTTCTGGCGACAATACCCTTATCGTAGCTATTGGCCATTTGCTGATCAGTGGTCCACGTGGCGACAGGGTTATCTTTGATTACGAGATCATCAGTCGAACCCTCGGCAAACCGATCTAACAGTGTATCGTAGAGCGGTTCGACAACGTGGTTCCCCAACCCACGGTGAAGCGTGAATTCGTCCCCGAAGTTCTCCTGCATGAACTTTTGAGACGCTTTGGTGAAGACTCTCGCGGCTTCGACTTCGGCTTCGGTTGGATCATCCGAATCTTCGAAGTCACGATCATCCATGTGTTCATCGGTTCGTGGTTCACCAGCGATACCATGCGCTGCTTGCATAGCCTTATCAAGCAGTTGGCCACCGGTCGAAGTGGTCACGGCTTTGATCTGATAGAAGGCGTCTTCGATATCTTCGAAACCACCTTCAGGCGAAGCAGCGTGCCACTCTTTTAGGAATTGCTCTTTCTCGCGGTCGTTGAGCCGATCAAGATCTCGATCTTCGTTCTCAACTTCCCACTGAATATCCCACCCATCGGGATTCGGTTCTCCGGTAGGTTCCTGATAGACTTCCCGTTGAACAACAGCTTCGGAATCGGTGAACGCTCGTACTGTATCGTCGTCTGAAAACAGATCTGCGTAGTCGTTTCCAGTGAGTGTTGCGTATGTCCCATCTTCGAATTCAACGTACCCGGCATTCGGCCCCATTAGCGTCGTAGGGTTGTTCACCACGTCTACAACGGTGAGATCTTCAACAGGGTTGTTATCGTCATCGTAGAATCGGAACGTCGTTCCGGCGAAATCCTCGGCCTCCAACTCACCAACGGGTGAAGTTGTCGTCTCAACAGGGCGATTGTATGGGTCGTGTGTCTCTTCTGCGGGGCTTTCCTCGGTAGAGGTAGTAGACGATTCATCACTCTCGGATGCTCCTGCGGGGGGCTTGTAGCGGATCTCATCACCTCTGCGCCACCGAGTCGCACCACGGGGGCCAGTTTCTTCTGTCCACCCACCTTCGTCTTTACGAACCAGCCGAGATTTCGCTATCCGTTCGAACGAGAGAATACCCCTATTATTTAATTCACGCTTCAGTATCGAAAGGTAGCTGGTGTACTCACTGCCCTGATCGTAGAGTTTTTTGTACAGGTGAAACAGAGTGAGTGGCGATTCGGCTTCTCGGTACTCGGCGGGGTTCAGTGAGACTTCGCCGTTCGACTTCGTGAGAGATAGATCCGGATCTGGAATACCCATATCAACCAGATCTTGTCGGGATGGGTGGTCGGTCGGATCAACCCGCATTTTGTCAAATTTCCCTACATCAATGACGGTCGATGTTTGGAATGGAACTTCGTAGTAGTACTTGTTATCAACGGGGGCTGTTTCGTCTCCACGGTGGGCTGTCCGCCCTTCGGGTACGTCCGATTCGGATTTGACCCATACCCGATAGTAGTCTCTGATCTCAAGCTGTTCGCCGTCTACCTCACAGTAGCCGTTCCCCGAACCACCCTTCTCCTTTTTGTTGCCGTACTCGGTACTCGAAGCCAGATATCTCGGTCCATCAAACCGATTTAGAAGCTCTTTTTCGTCCCCTCGAAGTTTCTCTGGAACCAGTTGTTCGAGAGCATCCCCACCATCGACAATTTCGCCATTTTCGATCTGTCCGATGGGTTCGAATTCAAGCGAATCGTCTTTTAATTTGTAAATTGTAATCATAACTACGATCAGGGCAGTGAGTACATTGACGTAACTACAGTGTCATCACTAATTAGTTCACCGCTTTTCAATGCGTTAATATTCGTTTCGAACACCTCACGCATTTCTTCGTCATCGACACTCTCCAACATTTCAGAAGCGTCGTTGTACTCGAACCATCCTTCAACATAAGAGATGATATCCTGCTTGAACCGTTGGATATCATCGTCGTCGTATGGTTCGTACAGGTCGAGTTTAACAGACGCTTCGAAGAGCTGTCCGAGAGTGTTTTCGATGGAACTTCTTTGATCTGTGAGATCCGTTCCAGCGAGATCGAGATCGATGGTGGTCAGTTCGTACCCACTGTAGGTGCGATTGAGGAAGACGTTCTGTTCGTGAGCATCCCTATTACCGATCATGAGTGTAGCCAGTGAATGCTCTAAGTAATCGTATTTGTCCATATCTACACGGTCCAAAAGATCTCCTACAGGAGTTCCTTCTGCTTCGGCTACAGCTAAGAATTCGCCTTCCTCGTAGTGATGTTCCGGAACCGTGAGACCAAAAGCTTCAAGGAACTTAGAGGATTGTTCAGCCGCTCTCATTTCGTATTCATCTTCGCTTGAGCCAACCCTGTCGTTGACATTTGTGATGAACAGGCGGCGGTCATTCGGCCCCATATCAGCGACCCACATGGATTCAGCACTAATCCCGCCGCTGATACCCATCTCGTTGAATGCTTTCATTTCCTCCGATTTTTCAGGATTCATGTTATCCGGTGCAGTGATTTCTTCGGAATATGCCGTCCACGGAGCATTCTTGTCGTATTGATCCAGATACTCCTGCAATTCCTTTATATCGTTCTCATCACCGTTGGCTTCGATCCATTCTTTCGCACCGTCTATCCATTCATCAGCCGACATACTCCACTCACTGCCGATATCGGATTCTTCTACGATTCCGTGATACGCCTCTTCGGGGAGAGATCTGTAAACAGCGACACGGGCTACACTGTCATCCATCCACTTCGGCTCTTTGATGTTGATCTCGGCGTCAGTACCCGTATCAAGCGTGGTCTGTGTTTGATCTTCGGCCCCTTCTTCGACTTCACCGGGGGCTTCTTCGCTGTAGACCACATCACCGGTTTCGCTGTTCTGCCACCCCATCCCACCGCGTGGCCCCTCGTAACGAACCCATCCCTTATCCATATAATCTTTATGGATGGATTTCAGGCGTTCGGCGTCGTGTTCTTCGACGATGGCCCGTCCGTTGGCCATGATATCATCTTTGTCACGCTCGTAGAGATACGGGTGTTTATCGATAGCGAGATCGACTGCCTCACTCACCGTGGATTCGTCTTCTCCCCGCGCCAGTGCGAGACCGATGAAGGCTTCCAGCGGCTTCGTCTCACCGATTCCATCACCAGTTGTGGCCGAACGTACTGCTTCGGCCTGAATCTGCGTCTCGGTCGCCTCTCCGTTTTCTGGTAGGAACGAATAATCGACGTTGGCGATACCCGTCCCAAAGAAAACTGTCTTCGGTCGTTGGAGATCTTCTTCCGGAACCCCGTTTTCGTCTGTGGGAACCCGGATCTCACGCCAGCTTTCAGTCTCGAAAACGATCTCATCGTCTAAGATCTCGGTAACACGCCCGTTCCATTCGTGTTCCTCCTGATTGCTTCGGACCTTGTATCCGACCTGTAGATCATCGGCCTGTGTGGGTTCCCACAGCCGCGTCTGATGGATACCAGCATCGTCTACGGCTTCTTGATCTACATCGTTCGGATCATGATCATCGTCTTCAGCAGTCGGTTTGTTTGGTTGGTAGCGAACCGATTGGGCGTTGGTACTTCTCCACCCCTCACCCCCACGGGGACCGACATACGGAACCCAATCTTTCTCGGTCTTCTCGGTGTTGTCTTCCATGTCCGAAAGCCATGTTTCAAACGATTCGAACATGGCCTTTTCTGTCGCTTCGATTATGCTTTTTTCATTACTCATAGTTCAGGCCCTCCATACTTTTCGTAGATAAACAATGCTTCATCTGATACCTCTTTCCCCATAGTGATTGCTAATCCCACTTCAGCGACAACTTCGAGTGCGTTACTTGCGCCGTAGGTAGACACATCCCGCTCCATGATCTCCTTCTCGGATTCGTTCAGCGGCTTGTTTAGCAGTTCATCGAATATTTCATCGGCCGACCATCCATCTTCGAGTAGTGCTTCTACGTGTGCCGCGTGCATGGCTTCGTGAACAACGAGATCTTCAACTGTCTCACCTACAGAGAAGTTTTCCGAAAGATCATCCAGTTGCTCTTGATTCATCTGCCGGGGGTTCAGGAGAACCTGATCTGTGTTCGGGTCGAATCGCCCCAACGTCCCCTCTTCATCCAGCACCTCTATACTCGAAATCTGCCTGTCAAGGCCGAGATCGGCAACACGCCCCAACCCACTGTTGATCGACTTGATCGATTCTGCGGTGTATCCGTTTTCTTCAGTGATATTACCCGTATTGAGATGATCCGGGAGATCCGGCTTCTCTGGATACTCACGCTCGTAGTTCTCCCACGGCTTTTCCATCGACGGGGTCGCATCCCCGATTTCAGCAGGGATGTGTTTACGATCAATCAACTGTTCCCGTTCGACTTCGACAGCATCGATTTCCGTGATATTGCCGTTCTGATCCTCAAACTCTACGAAAATCGAGTCACCACCGTCTTCAACACGGGTATCATCACCGATTCGATACCACCCGTCTTCCATATCTGTATCTTCCGAGAAATGGATATTGCGGATAGTACCTGTATCAACCGATGACTGTTCCGAGACAGTTGTGGCGACTCCATCAATCTCGGCAAACGTGTTATGGACTCCTTCGGAATCGAAGTACTGAACACCACGGGCTTCCCCCGCTTCATCCAGCGTGATTACCTCACCCCGGAACGAATATTTCCCACCGGAGAACAGACCGTTATCACTCGAATAGGATTCGAAATCAATAGACTCGAACCAATCAGGATCTCCTTGCGATTCTTCGGGTTCTTCCTCCGTTTCCTCGGATTCTGTTTCACCCAACGCTTCTTTGACTTCGTTGGGAATAGCGTCATCCGAAAAGTCGCTCCACTCACTCTCACCAGTTGCTACTTGATTGGCGGGGTCATCCCATACACCGAGCATAGACGTTTCGCCTTCGCCAGTCTCATCGAATCCCATAACCTCCGGGGTGAATTCGTAGCCAACACCGTCTTCTGTCATAACCCGATATCCACCGGACTCTTTATCAGCTTCGACAACGATAGCGGTGTCACCATCTCCCTGTAGTTGGAATACGTCAGTCGGGATTTCAACGATAGAACCGACTGAAACCTCTCCATCTCCTTCCCAATAGTCGTATTTATAATCACTCTCATCGAAGTCTGCGAGAGCTTGAACAGCTTCTTCGGGGGTGTCTACACGTACACGGGGGTCGCCAGCAGTGAGCGCAATATCCGTATCACTGGATTCTTCGCCACTCTCACCTGTACCCGGTTTCTCTTCCTGATAAACGACTTCATCGCTTTCCGAGTGTTGCCATCCTTGCCCACCCTGCGGCCCCTCGTAAGGAATCCATTCTTTGATGACTTCAGAAGCAGCCTTCGCAATACTCTCTTTGATATCCATATTACTGGTGTCGTTGGAGTAATTGTTGGGTGTCAAGCATGATTTTCGACTTCTCGGATGGAACCCCGCGTTCGACGGTCACACCCGGTAGATCTGCCAGCACCAACACAAGCTCTTCCATTCGCTCTTCGGATCCGATCTCGGCGTGTTCTTCGATAGAGAGAATGCCGGAGTCGTATTCGTTGCCTTCATCTTCGGCCCACTTCCGCGTAGACATGGCCCGAAGGAGGCGTTCGAGTAGCTGGTTTTTCCCGTTGTACCCCGTGAAGAGATCTTCGTCTCGGATCTCGGCAAAGCCAACCGGGATTCCGCCCCATTTAACCGAAATTCGATCAGGGGTATCATCTTGCCAGTCGGACTTGTAGAGTGGGAATTCAGCGGCGTAAGAGTCTAACCAGTCTTCTTGTTTAGTAGTCAGTGAAGAGACCGTGACCGAGTTGGCGATTTTCTCTTTGATCTCGTCTCCGGCTACAAATCGCCTACGAGACGAGCTTGATTTAGAATCATCGCCGCGTTCGCCTCCACCCATTCCTCGCTCTCTTCCTCCTTCATTTCGTCCAAAATCTGCTCTTCCTCTGGCGTCCTCTTTGGCGTCTCCCCATTGGTCTGGCTCATAATATTGGTCTGAAACTGTGTATTCTTCTTCAGGGTCGTAGTACATAAACACTACGTCTGGCGTCTCGTACTTTTCGAAATCCCACCCATCCGGTGCGTAATCGGGGTTGAATTCCATCCGTCCACCCTCCTTGAATCCGTGGTCTTTGTACAGCTTTCGAAGGTAGCCGTTGTAACAGTCCAACGTGCGCCCGCCTTCTGCGATAGCCTTGTCCAACAGTTCTTCACCGATTCCTTTGGGACCGGTGTGGTTGAACAAGTTCTGAATATCCCCATCGGGACTCACAGAGACCCCCGCGCCACCTCCATCCGTGGTGATGAGCGTATGGTCTTCCAGTTCTTCGGGAGTGTGTGCAGTGAGAAACGCGCCCATTTCAGGCTCTTCTTCGATGAAGTTTGAAACAGTGCTGGCGAAGTCTTCCGGCTCTGCGATTTTGACTTCTCGGTTCTCTTCACGCCCGTTGGATTCAGCTTCTTCTTCCGGTTTTTCTTCCTGCGGTCTCCCCTCTTCACGGGAGTCTTCGGATGGGCTATTACTACCTTCTTCCTCGTAGTAGGTTCCACCTTGCGGACCTTCGTGGAGATCGACACCGGGTGGTGCATCCGATGGGTTACTCACGTAGGTCCGCTTGCTAAAATCCTTTCCGAAGACTACCTCCGTAACCGAATTCGCGGTTTCGTAGTCGTATCCCATCTGTAGGAGTGGTTGGAGAATCGAAGTCGGGTCGAACCCTTCATCTGCAACTTCTTGCAACTCTTCGAGTAGCTGCTGCTGATCTTCTTCACTGACACCTTGCTCGTTTAGTGCAGTTTGGAGACGTTCGCCTTCGGTCTCACCGTCTTCTGAATTCGGGCTACTTCCGTCATCCGGAGAAATCGCTTCTTCGTAGTAATACCCTCCTTGTGGCCCTTCCTCTACATCAGCACCTTCGGGAGCTTCCGAAGGATCTCTGATATAAGTCCGTTCTTTGGCGAACTTCTTTGCAACACCGACAACCTCGTTCAGTAGTTCTTCTTTCATTTCGATTTTACCTTTGTTGGTATCTGTATTACCTTTGTTGGTATCTGTATTAGGGGTATCTACGATTTTGTATTGATCTCCCTCAACTGTCTCCACTGTTGGGTCCGGAGTTTCGCTTGCAAGTGCGGCGAACCGCCCGATATCCATATCACTCATTGAGGGTTGCCACCCATCAACTCATAGAGATATTCCGTAGAGCCACGTCCCTGATTCGTTTTGAGCCACTTTCCGTAGTGGTCTTCACAGAGATCAGAGAACGATTTGCCATCGTCTTTGGCGTACTCTTCGATGGTGTCACCGTTCATTCCTAAGTGTTCGAAGTTCGAGTCGTAGGCGACCTTCGCTTGACTCAGAAGCCGCTTCTGCATATCCGCGTTCCCATCATTCATTTGGGACTGGATATGATCGAAGATGTTGATGACTCCACCACGTGCGCCACCATAGGTAGCGTTATGTGTACCTGCGCCATCGGAGTATGCGATTTCATTGCCCTGTGTCGGTTCATCAGGGCTGGCTGGCTCTCCACCGACCGTGTTGGCCTCTGGTGGCCGTCCACCTTCAGGCCCGGTCTGTCCCGCCATGACTTCATCGAACGGACTGCCACCCCCATCACCGCCCTCTGGTTCGCCACCCATACCACCCATGCCACCCATCATACCGCCCTCTTGTTCAGGTGATTCGAGGATACCGGCTTTGATATCGGCGTCATTGGCAGTAGTCCACTCAACATCTGCACCAACCTGTTGGGCGAGTTGAGCGTTTTTAAGCTCCTTGCCGATTCGTTCTGCTTCGGCGTTTTCGTCTTCCTCTTCGATCTCGGCAATGGACAAGTCCCATCCTTCGACCTGAAGCTGGCTCAACATAGCCGGGATGAACGAGTCTTCGAAGACAGTCTTTAGTCGATGTGCAGAGCGATTGGAAACGATAATCTCCATCGACTGTGAAAGCCCCGAATTCTGTGGGGACGCTTTCTGGAAGACAGAGGTTACACCGTACTTAGCCGAGATACGGTCAAGGAACCACTCTCGCATCTGCATATGTTGCATCTGCGCTGGATCTTCGAGTAGCGGTTGCCACGTCAACGGCTGGCCAGAGCCTTCGGTATCATCAATGAACGTCGGGATGTGGTGTGGGTCATCCTTCAGCTTCTCGAACTGGCCGGTGTTCCATGATCGAACCGATTCCGCGTTGGTAGATCGGATGATCATAGCTCCACGTGGAGCGCGGCGTTGTTCGTAGGCTGTCTGATACCACTTGTCCATCTGTTCAAGAGTCCGACACTCTTCCCACAGCGTGATGATCGGACTAAGGCCGTAGAACTTCGATGGTTCGTATTCGCTGGCGTGTGTGAATTCCCCACGGATGAAGAATTCTTCAGCATCTCCACCCGGAGCTTCGACTTGTTCCGCGTATGCACGGTAGGTCTGATTCCCACAGCTATCGCACTTTTGGCCATCTTGCTGTGGGTGGTAGTGTTCATCGGTCGCTCTACACGCCGGACAGATCCACCACTTCTCACCCATGTTGCCCTCCTGATCAACCGAGTACCGCATTAGTTCAGGGGGAGCGCGACTGACACCGGTCAAATCCCAATCGATGATCTCGCCGTGGTTGTTCAGAATGTAGTCACGTTCGAAGATCATCCAGCCGTCATCGAAGGACTGAATATCCCATGCGACTTCCTTACACACTTCGAGGAACGTCTGACCCACCGAATTCTGTTCATCCCCGTCAAGGAACTGATCAGCACGCCCTCGCTCGTTGATCTCATCGACGAATTTCTGAGCGCGTTTCTTTTCGAGTGCGTCGGGTGCATCGAATTCACACATTTCGTCGCACTCCGGACACACTCGTTTCTTGTCGAAATCGAAATCCTCTTCTTCGAGATCATCCCCGGCTTCACCGAGTTGCTGTCGGAATGGTTCGTAGGTATCGAATTCCTCATGGCACTCGTTGCATTTGGCAACGTACTCTTTTTCCCACTCTGCGAAGCCACGGCGGAAGGTCTGATTGACCTTCTCTTCGATTGCGTTGTTTACAAGAGCCTGCTTCTGTCGCATTTCGTAGATCCACTTCGGGGAGATACTACGCTCGTAAGGGGGTTCTGGTGCGGAACTATGCCCACCCATACCGCCAGCCGCAGAAGGATAGCCGAACTTTTGAAGTACTCTTACAACGCCATTTTCGAATGACTGCTTTGCTTTTCTGACGGGTGATTTGAGATTTACCATTTATTTACCATGCACTGTTGACAGTTTCTTCGAGTGATTTCATTTCATCGAGTGTGATATTCGGCCCATTATCCAGAGAGTATGTCAGATATCGCAAGGCGTCAAGGCCGTGGTCATCTGCCTTACGGGGAACCTCTTCGTCGTCGTTCTTCCATACGTAAGAGGGAATTTCATCAACAGTTTTCGTCGGGCTGTCATCCAGAACGAGTCTGTTATCTGGTTTATGCACGCGAGATCCGACCATGATATACAGCCGGGGCCGCCCACGGTCGTCTTTCCGGAGTCGATTCTTCACCGATTGAATACCAGCGTTTACGTCTTTTTTCGCGTTGGCAGTGTGGACGCCTCTTCGCTTCAGGTTCTCGTTACCTTCGGCGTCGTGGTCTGCAAACGTGTTTTCGAGGTGCCAGTCGTCGTTGGTTAGCTCCTCGATCCGCCGACCTGCATCTTCGACAAGTAGTTCGGACTGGTACAGTTCACGGAACAGCACCAGTTCGTCATCCGGTGACAAAGCCCACCACTGACAGACAAAGGGATTGTTATACCCAAAGTCGATAGAGCGGTAGACACGCCAGCCCTCCGGTGGATCAATCCAAACAGAGTCGGGTTCGTTATCGTAATCCCATTCTTCTGTTCGCTTGATATCCCACGTGCCGAGAGGGGTATCAGGGTTTGCAAGGTAATCAGCCGTAATCAGGTGGTCATCTTCAGTGTACTCACTGTAAATGATACCTTCTGCACCAACCCATTTGCCGAGGAAGTACCGTTCGTAGTACATCCCCGACAGGTTCTTCTCCATCCGTTCGACGTAGGACTTCGGAACGTATGGGTTGTCTTTGACATTCATGCGAATCGCATGAGCGTCCTGCTGATTATCCGCGTTGAAGAACAGCTTGTACATCCAGTGTTGCGGGGATGCAGGGTTGGTCGCCGTGAAGATCTGCTGGAAGGGGACAGTGTAGAACGTGCCACCTTGCCGCGTTCCCTTGTATCGGAGACGCCCCTGAAGCTGGTTCCATTCACCTTTGGACAGTTCGGTTCCCTCATCCACGAAGATCCAGCCATACGAGTGTGACCCGATCTTACGAGGCAAGTCGTCGTCTGACGTTGACTGTCCGGAGTCAAGGCCGTGATAGTGGATTTCAGAGAGAATCGGTTTGCCGTTATCGTCGTATGAACCCGTGTAGTGTTCGATGACGTGTTCCCCCTTGTTGTGATTGTGGATGTGAGAATCCGGAATCACTTCTTCAAGAAGCGTCTGCTTGATCGTAGACGAATACACGTCAGAGAAGTGTTTACGAACGATGAGACCCCGGTTGCCGGGGTACATCATGTTCATGAGATATCCTTTTTCGTTGCCTACCCGTGACTTACCAGCACCGAAGGAGCCTGAAAGCAACACTTGATCAGAAGTACTCATCATAAATTCCTTCTGTTTGGGTAACGGTTCGAATGAACGTTCCTCTAAGTTACCCGTATCATCAGATGGAGAGATTTTGAATCACCTCCATTACAGGAATTCTAACTTCACCAGAAAACTCTCTGTCACACGTTGGACAAAAGTTCTCTTCTGCCGAATTTGGCGCTCTCATTGATATGGCTATTATAGTGTTTTAGGTGCTATAGCTTATTACTTTTGCCTAAAAGCTTAATAAGATTATAGAACTATAATCAGTTGTCTTTGTCGTCGGACTCTTTTGATTCAACGAGGATTTCGTCTTCGTTTTCCTCTAATTCGACAACCGGAGCATCTTCGCGCTGTTCCTGTTCGGGGAAGTTTGCATCTTCCATCCCACCCCATAGTTTGATCTCGGTTCGGGTCTCGTTGACTTCGGATTCGATTTTGTCGGGTTCTTCGAGTCCGAGTAGATCTTCGACCTGTTCGACAGTCTGACGCCATTCGTTCATGAGCGTCTTCATGTCATTATCGACCTTCGGAACCTCCTTGAACTTATCAGGGACCGGAACAGTGAATCCGACTTCTTTTTCGTCATCGATGGTCATCCCTTCGCGGTTCATCGTGACCTTCCCTCTGACGTTCTCATAACGGTGTGAGACAACCGCAGGACGCTTTTCTTCTTCCTTGAGGCTCATCATACGCTCAAGATTGTCAAGCCGATCAAGGAGCTTCATACCGAGCTTCATCCGGGTTCTGGCTTGAGCTTCAGCCAGTTGGGATTCTACTTCTTCACCGATCTCGGTGTTGTTGATGTATTCGCTGACAGTCGAAACGTTGACATTCAGGTAGTCAGCGATTTCTTCGACGGTCCACGGATCATCGTCGCCCATCCCATGGAATTTCGCAAGTGCGACTTGTACACGGGTGTCTTTTTTCCGGAATCGGGGACGGTCTTTCTCTTTATCGGGTAGTTCGGATTCACTCACTGGAAACTCACTTAATAGGGTTATTACGTCGCATTGGTATAGATTTACCGCTGGTGATCGGGTGAGGGGAAGGGAAGGAAGTGCCGGTCAGAGACCGACAGCGAGGATTGAGTTGGACGATTAGGATGGTCGTCTACCCTCATAGGGGTATTATAACCACCTCCTTATAAACTTATCGTCCCATACAAAATAAAATGCTAAGACTTATAATCCTATAATTTCTATAGAGTTGTTATGGAAGTAACCGTAGAAGAAGCTACCGAGAATCCCGAAATGGTTGTTATTCGGGCCGCACGGAATGACTATAAATCTGGTTGGGTTGGAGATCAAACTCAGACAGAGACACTTGCTGAAACCGTTGATGATGAGTTTATTAGTATGCTCAACGGCGAAATACAAATCGAGAAAGGAGATGTTCACAAGAAAGAATTCCTCCAACATTTGTTGAATAGAGGGCATTTCGGCCCGTATGAGCATATAAACATTACATTCATGGTGAAAGGTGTATCCCGATCTCTCATGGCGCAACTCACGCGCCACCGGACAGGTATTAGCTTCGATATTCAGAGTCAACGATACGTTGATTTTGCTGGTGTTCCTGCCAATACTCTTGTTGTCACACCAAAATCAATCACTGACGTTCGATCCGGAAACCGAAACCCGGATTCAAAAGATATTGCTACGATTCTGGATGAGAACGGACTTCAGTCAGAAACGGAACTTGAGGAAGCGCGACAACGAATCTTTTCAAATTCGATTGAAAATTCGGTAGCGTCGTACAACCGATTACGAGATCTCGGAGTCGCGCCTGAAGACGCACGATACGCACTTCCTATTGGTTCGAAGGTAAATATCTACTTCACTCTCAATGCTCGAACACTGCTTCATATAGCCGATATGAGAGCCGCTGCGGATGCACAGTGGGAGATCCGGGAATTCACTGAAGAAATATTAGAACTGACTAAAGAGTGGATTCCAAACACTATGGAATACTACATGGAAGAAATGATTCACCGGAAAAATCGGCTGGCCCCATAGATGGAACGTCCGTGGGCCAACAAGGAAAAATTGAAGGAATTGTATATCGGGAAGGGGATGAGTACCCGCGAGGTTGGAGATGAGTTGGGCTGCTCGAAAACTACAGTGCGTCGATATCTCCATCGGTTCGATATTGAAGTCCGTACACCAGACAATGAAAAACACCCACGATATCAAATGCTGGGAGACGGGCGTCGGTACATGATTTTCCGCCATAACGATCATCATGTCTACGAACATAGGCTACTGGCGACACTCAAAGTAGATGATTTGGATGGCTTCGATGAACTGGAAGTCCATCATAAAGTCCCGGTGAAGTGGTACAATACGCTTGAGAACGTCGAACCCCTCACGCCAGAAGAACACCGGAAGGTGCATAGGGAGATGAACAATCAGATCAAACAGGAGACCGAGATCGAACAGACTGTTGTCACGGAACCGTCCGAATACAGTCCATCAGAACTCGGTGAACTGGCCGCGAAAGGAGTTGAAATCGAATGGTAGACGCAGATAATATATCGATAGAACAGACGATGCAAGATCCGAGCGAAGTATATACCGATCAGCGTGAAGTGTTGCAGGAAATCGGGATGACCGAAGAGGAAGCTGAAAAGATCTACAAGGATGTTAAAACACAGATCATGCTTGCCTCACAGGAAGCCGGACAAAAGTACAGTCAAGAGACCATCAACGCACTGACGAATGTCGCTGTTGCCTCACAGAAAAGAGAAATGGAGCATATGAGACAACATCCAGACGACACTATCACCATCAATCTAAGCCGTGTGATTCTAAATTTGGTTATGAGTATCACATTACTCGTAAACGTAATTTACGTCTACAACACCTATCCCGATCTTTTAGGTTTTCAAATTTTGAATGTGTTAGCAATACCGGTATTATTATACTGGCTTGCAAAGTAACATTAAATACACATGACTGAGCCGATTAGCCTTTGGCTACTGACTGCACATATGTTGGGTGATTTTCCGTTTCAGCCGCAGTGGATGAGTGAAATGAAGATCGATGAAGTGGGGACACGTTTCATCCACTGTAGCATTCACGCTTTTCTTTTCGTTCCGATTGCGTGGGTTGCTCTGATAGGGGTATCACAGTTAGTTTTTGTTGGATGGATCTTCGCCTCTCACTTCATCATTGATTCCCGTCGATGGGTCGAACCAAAAGAAGGATGGGGGGAACGGTGGGTCTGGTTGATGGATCAGATCATGCACCTCACCGCTCTGTCGCTCTCACTGCCGGTCGCTGGTTTGTTTTAAACTTCCGACCATTCAATCCCGGCTTCGGTCAGTATGTCTTTCGTGTTCTGAAGTCCGGGTTCTCGCGTGTAGTTGACTTCCGCGATATGCTCTTTTGGGTATTCCGTGGGACACAGTTCATAGTGAACGTGGATCTCGCAGTAATCACCTCTACCGTAGACCCGAACATGCGTCTGATACCACTCGTACTCATCGTCTTCGTATTCCGGGCGGCGCATGTTGAGATCTTCACCGAGATCGTAGGATAGCTCCCACGCGCCTGTGAAATGAGCTTTACCGAACACCCGGTGCATCTCTTCGAGATTGGATTCGACACGAAGCTGCATCGATGGCTCTGGCTTCGTGAAGTACATAGTACGGAGATTCCAGAAGGCCAGCTTGATCAGTTCCCATGGAATGTTACCAGCCTTAATTTTCTCTGCTGAAGGTAGCATACTCTATAATTGATACCCCTATCAGATAACTATTCGCATCGATATTGAGGAAAATCCAGAACAGTCAGAACAGCCGGAACAGTCAGAAGAGATCGAAGAGGAAGAAGAGTCGGAAGAGACTGAACAGCCAGAAGAGAACGAAGAAGATATCTATCCTCCGTTATCGGTCGAATCGAGACCGTTCGGTCTGGCCGTGTTTGCCAGCTTCCGCACATCCGAATTCGAACGTCGATACCGCCATTTCTTTTTCGAGAGATTCAACGGTCGCTTTCCCGACACCGGGGACGTTTTCAAGTAGGGCTTCTCCGGCTTCGTCCCAACTCTCGAATCTCATGCTTCGGCCTCAACGTCGATCTCGTCCCACCCGAAGGACACGCATAGGTATGCCGTGTCTTCGATCACAACGATATCCGCAACCGACAGTGAGCGGGTTCCGTGACCGACTTCGTGGCGGGTTTCGTTTTCGTGAGCTTCGGCGTTGTTCTGACGAACGCGCAGATCGACTTCGCCATCGACCTCTCCGGTGAAGACTTCGTCACAATCTTCACATTCTCGGCGGGCGAATTCGACTGATTCATTACCGCTTCCCGCGTTCCAGTGCGACCACACTTTGTTCAAGATCTCACCGTGATCATCCGATTCGAATTCCTCGATTCCTGCTTCCTCGTACAGCGAATCGAAATCTTCCTGCGTTGGGATACGGTCATCGAATTGAACGTCCGAGCGCAGGAACCGTGCTTCTTTGCCGTCTTCATCGTCGCTGTACACCGTGTGAAAGATACGTGCGTTCATTTTAACCAACCTCATATGTACAATAGTTCTATAAGCTTATAAGACTTCTGATACGGGTATTACTTTTCGATAGTCTCGCTTTCAGTTTCGAAGCCAGTCATCAATCCCTCGGAGTACTCGGTGTGATGATTCTTGATCCACGTGGCGGTGTCGTAGTACTGATTCTCGAAGCAGTAGGCCCTAACCTCCGTGTGATGGTATTCGTTCACTGTGTCGTCTGCTATCGCCTCTTGAATACCTTCGAGTACGAGGGATGAGATATAGACAGTCATTTTTCCAGTTGAGTATTTGTTCTATAAGCTTATAAATTTATCTAATAGTACTTTGTTTCAAAGGCGGCGGGTGATTAGTCCGCCTTAGTGTGGTTGAACGGTGAGTGATTAGTTCACCACGAGTGATAACGTCACCCTATCCCCTCGCAAGTTTCCCTGCAACGGGGTACTGAAAGATGGTGTGGAGCGGGAATTGCCCTTCCCGCTCGCCCCCTTGTTTTACGTCGGCCCTCTTATTCCGACGAAGGCCGGTACTGAAAAGGAACTTGAAAAGTTCCTATGTGGATCGCACGCACTTGCCCTGCTTGCTTTTTCCGCCAATGTCTGTAAGCTGCGCTCGATTGTGGATTTGTTTGTTGTTACACGCTTTCACGTCGCGTGCCAGACCACATTCAATTGGTCAATGAGCGGTCGCCCCCTCACATACATCCGTAGGAATTATAGCGTTATAAATCTAACGACTCTGTCAATCCCTGTCATTGTATAAAAAAAAGATACGCATCGACCACTGATCTATTTCGACCAGTGTTTGCAGTGTCGATGAGTATCCATATCATCCGTCCATTGATGGAAGGTTGGGCCGTGCCCCCCATCTCCTTCAGGGTGTTCGTACTGCCAGATGTGGATCAGTTCGTGTCGAACGATCTCTAACAGTTTATCGATACCGTGTTGGTAGTAGTATCCGGGAGCGAGTCCGATTGCGAGTCTCCCACTTGCCATCGTTTTTGGAACCGCTCCACCCCAGTAAGCGTATCCAGCAGCATTACTAAGGTACGGGTTCCAGAACCAGCAGATCTCATCCACGTCAACAGTGCCACCGGGCCACACTTCATTCGCCCATTTACGAGCATGAGGAATAACGACTTCCTCCATCAGCGTGTCCATATCAGTCTCTTTACGCTTCGAAACCTTCGCCTCTTTTTTCGCGGCGGCTCTCTGGCGTTTGTACTCCTTGTACTCAGCTTTCGCTTTCTCGTACACGGAGATACCCACGATCTGTTCGCGAGGTAGCCAGTTCAAGGTGTCTCTGTTACACCACTGCGCCAGCACACGGTCATCTTCGACCCTGCGGACGGTGTAGTAGGTGATGGTCCCGTTCGCGTTGCATTTCTTGTCTCCGATGTTATTGTTGTCATCATCGTAGACAGTTCCGTGACCATTGTATTTCAGCGTCTCAATGCGGTCGCCCACTTTGAGATCTAGTGAAACACTCTTGTAACATGGATGGTCTTTCAACGGTGGCTCGTATTTCGTTGGGATTGGTTGGGCCTTTAGTTCGTCCGGTAGCTGATCCTTGATTTCTGCCTCAATGCGGTCCCACACTCTCCATTTGACCATGGAACTGCATTTGCGTAAGACCTCAAGCTCTTCTTCAGTTTTGATGACAATATTCGTACTTTGTCGGGTCACAACTGGAAGCCCGATTGCTTCTTCCATGTAGCCGTCTGCTAACGCCGCTCTGAAGCGACGGCGCATACGGCTTCTGTTTTGGCTTGACCAACGGACTTTGATCGGCTCATCCAACTGCGTCTGTTCCTCAACGTCGGGAAGTGAATTCCATTGTGATTGAGTTACCATTGTAGTTTCCTTTCTTCCATTGGGGGCGTGCTAATGATAGCCGATCTTACGCCGTAGCGCAGGGACCGGATACCAGAAGTTGATCTCTTCAACCTCATATGTATATACGGGCTATACAACTATAAGGCTTTCTGATTCTTTTTTACTGATATGGAGAGTACAAACCCGCTCTGTACATTTTGCACCTAAAACAGTACCGACTAAAAGTTGAAACGAAGTGGTCTAACAGTTAATTTAACATTCAGACCAACCGCACGACTCACAGCGTTTGCAACCCTCCGAATAATGGAGTTGCATGGCCCCACAGTCGGGACACTCCGGATTCTCGCCATCTGCGATAAGCTCCTTCGTGCTTTCGTTCATTCCTGCATCTTCGTCCACTCCACCGTCACTCTCTTTACTGATACCCGTATTGTCGATCATGTTCTTCGACGTGGCTTCAGTCTCGGTTTTCGCTTGAGTGTGGCGTTTGAGAGCCAGCGCGATACCATCCGGGATAGATTGGACTTGATCTCCCTGATCCCACCCAACAGCGGGTGAGCGGATACCTTCGAGTTGATCGATAACTTCCTCCACAGGGACACCCCACTGGAAGGACTGTGAGATCTGACGTGCGAGAGCTTCACACATTGACTCGTTGAAGCCACCCGATTTGCCAACCGTTGCCATGACTTCGACAATACCGTGTTCGTCTTCACCGATAGTCACATACATCTTACCGTACCCGGTTTTGATGCGATATCGGCTTCCGTTGACTTGATCGGGTGCTTCTCGGTGATTCGGATTCCCACCGATAACACTGACAGGAGATTCGATTGCTTCGAATTCTTCACCGTTTTCGATGAAGTCCTGCATACTCTCGTATCCGTTCGATTCCAGCCATTCATCAAAGCCGACTTCTTCAGCGTTG